AACGGGCAAGATCCTGCCAGTCTTAGAGGACAAGAAAAACCACGTCATCGATGCCCTGCGCTATGCCTGCGAAGCCGTCCGCCGGGCTGGTGCATCCAAGCCAGCAATCTTCACACCATTGCCGAATGTCAAAAAGTGGTGATTTTTTAAGCGCGGTGAGATAATCCGCACAAATTGAGGAAATTCCCATGGCCCGAATGAGCAACGACCAACGCCTTGCCAACCTGCACGCAGAAGCCCTGGCGCAGTTTGATGACGTACAAACAGCCCTCCGCGACGAACGCTTGCAATGCCTCCAAGACCGGCGTTTTTACTCTCTGGCAGGCAGCCAGTGGGAAGGCCCACTGTGGGATCAGTACGAGAACAAGCCCAAGTTTGAGGTCAACAAGATCATGCTCGCGGTGATTCGCATCATCAACGAGTACCGCAACAACCGCATCACGGTGGACTACGTGTCCAAAGACGGCCAGGAAAACGACAAACTGGCCGAGGTCTGTGATGGTTTGTACCGCGCAGACGAGCAGGCATCTGTCGCGGATGAGGCCTACGACAACGCTTTCGAGGAAGCAGTCGGCGGCGGCATCGGCGCATGGCGTTTGCGCACAGTCTACGAAGACGAGGAAGATTCCGAAGACGACCGCCAGCGCATCAGGATCGAACCCATCTTCGACGCTGACAGCTCGGTGTTCTTTGACCTCGGGGCCAAGCGCCAGGACAAGTCCGACGCCAAGTTCTGCTTCGTGGTCACCTCCATGACCCGCCAGGCTTACCAAGAAACCTGGGGCGACAACCCAACCGACTGGCCCAAGATCATCCACCAGTACGAGTTCGACTGGTGCACCCCTGATGTGGTTTATGTCGCTGAGTACTACAAGGTCGAGGAAAAGACCGAGACCATCCGCATCTTCCAGAACATCTCCGGAGAGGAAGAACGCTACACCCAGGCCGACTTTGCCAATGACGAGACCCTAGAAGAAACCCTCATGGCCATCGGCACAGTCGAGGTGCGTCAAAAGAAAGTCAAGCGCAAGAAGGTTCGCAAATACATCATGTCCGGTGGCCGAATCTTGGAAGATGCTGGCTATATCGCAGGAAAGTGCATCCCGATTGTGGTGGTTTACGGAAAACGCTGGTTCGTCGATAACGTAGAGCGTTGCATGGGCCACGTGCGCCTGGCCAAAGACGCCCAGCGTCTCAAGAACATGCAACTCTCCAAGCTGGGTGAGATCTCCGCACTCTCATCGGTGGAAAAGCCCATCCTGACCCCCGAGCAGGTCGCAGGCCACCAAGTCATGTGGGCCGAGGACAACATCAAGGATTACCCGTACCTCCTCATCAACCCGATTACCGACCAGAACGGCAACCAGGCTGTGTCTGGTCCCGTGGCCTATACCCGATCAGCAATGATCCCCCCGGCCATGGCAGCCCTCTTGCAGATCACCGAGACCGACATGCAGGACATTCTTGGGAATCCTCAAGGCGCTGAAAAGATGGTTAGCGGCATGTCAGGCAAAGCCGTGGAGATGATCCAGACCCGTGTCGACATGCAGGCCTTCATCTACATGAGCAACTTTGCCAAGGGAATGAAGCGCTGCGGGGAAATCTGGCTCTCCATGGCCAAAGAGGTCTACATCGAAGACAAACGCAAGATGAAAACCATCGCCCCCACAGGCGAGGCCGGGATGGTCGAGCTCATGCAGCCAAGCATTGACCAACAGACTGGCGAAGTCGTCATGGAAAACGATCTCAGCTCTGCCACCTTCGACGTCGTGGCCGAGGTCGGCCCATCCAGCACCAGCAAGCGCGAGGCCACAGTCCGAGCCCTGACCGGAATGCTCCAGATCACAGCAGACCCAGAAACCCAGCAAGTGATCACCGCCATGGCCATGATGAACATGGAGGGCGAGGGCATCAGCGACGCTAACGCCTACTTCCGCAAAAAGCTCCTGCGCATGGGCGTGGTCAAGCCCACCGACGACGAAGCCCAGGAACTCATGGCCGAAATGCAAGGCCAGCCGCAAGACCCAAACGCGATGTACTTGCAGGCCGCAGCCGAAGAAGCCACAGCCAAAGCAGCCCAAGCCCGTGCAAGCACCATTAAGACAATTGCAGACGCAGAACTGAGCCAAGCCAAGACAGCCGAAGTCTTATCTGGGATTGGTCAAGAGCCACAAACGCAACAAGCTCAACCCGCCATGCCTGACCTGAGTCAGAGAAAGATGGAACTTGAAGCCCTGAAGCTAGAGCGTGAACTGCAAATGGCCGAAGAAAAACACGCCTTAGAAATGATGAACGAAGGCGTAAGGATGGAGCGAGGCGAAGACGGTCGCACCAGGGCACGGTCCGAGGTGGATGTACGCAGCGAACAGGTAGGAAACCAAATTAGCGAGGCCGTAAACTCATTGAAAGAAGTTGTCCAGATGCAAGCAAATGCCATTCAATCCGCATCGGAGCGAACAGCAGAGGCCCAAACTAAAACAGCCGCCATGCTCACCAAGCCCCGCAAAATTGTCAGAGAAAAAGGCAAGATTGTCGGCATCAAGATTGAAGACTGACACCCTGCAAACATGACACAAGGAACAAACATGGCAACTTCAAAACATGGGAGGGCTGAGTAATGGCTTTCACACTTTCAGGCACGACTATCACCCAAACAGCAGGCACAACAGACACAAGCTGGGACGGTATTAACGGCATGGCAGGCGTTACCCGCGTTTCAATGGGTGAGGGGTTTTTGTACTACTGCCCCACATTGCTGATCAGGATCAATGGCACGGTCACCATTGCCGACCCGTCCAAAAGCACAGTGATTCCGTATGCGATCCAAATCGGCGGGACAGGTAATTACACCTCTGGCTCATTTGCAGCAGATGGGGTGACGCCAAAAAGCTCTGGCATTCATTTTCAAGCGTTTGGCTTCAATAACCAAATGTCTGACACCGTGGCAGGTGCAGCCTTTGGTGTTGACCCAAGTGGCAGGGCTACGCTGATTGGCGGAAGCTACTACGTCAACGGCAGCATCACCTATGCCAATGGTGCAATCATCCGAGAATATGGTGTAGATAAATATGCCACTCGCGGCTACGGGGCCGGCAGCGTGCGTGTGCGAGCTTTTGCAACTGACGTGATTCTTCGCAACACTCGCCATTACGACATTGCCTATGACCTTTTCAGAATGCCAACGGAATTCTCAGCCAAGGCATTCGGTTCTGAATACTTGATGCAGTATGTTGGGGCGGTTGCTGGCGGTACTGACGCAAAGTTTGTCGCTTACGCCCCTAGCAACGTCGATGGGACTTACGACTTTGACAATTACGGAGCTGGTTGGGTTGAGCTGTACAACTCTGCAAAAGGCGCAGCACTGAACGTAGTCATTCAAAACCCCACGGCGGGGTATAGAAACGCACACGTAGTCCCGCTTTTTCAAGAAGTCAACTTCAAGGTAACAAACCTTGCAGGGGCCAATATCCAAAATGCACGGTTTAAGTCAACTGACGCACCCGTCAACAGCCCAACGGCAACGATCACAACGGCAAGCAGCCTCAAAACTTGGGACTTTCGCACGCCTCTGAGTTACACCGGCACAACCAACGCCAGTGGTGTCGCTGCGTCTGTACCAATCCTGCAAGTCTGGTGGGGCACAGCGAACACCAAGAATCTGCGCTTTCCGTCTAGCACAGCCAATTACCAGTTCCGTACCTACGATTACCAGACACAAGACACTTCAATAGTGTTGGGCTCTGACACTGCAATTGCCAAAGGCATGGCGCTTGTTCCGCTGGCAACGGCGGTGACGGTAAATGAAGCTACGGCGGCTGCACTGACAGGCATCGCATTTACGGCATCGGGCGCAACTGGTGGGTCAATTGTGATCAGCGCCAACCGCACACTGCAAGACCTCTGGAACTACTACCGCTACTGGATCAGCCAATTCACCAATTGGGCCAGCACAGACACATGGACTTGCAACAACGGCGTGTTGAACATGGGGGCATGGTCGCTGACTGTTGATTCAGGTTCGGCGCTGACAAAGACCACAGCCATTAGCAGCTTAACTACGACAACCTCGATCACCATCAACGGCACAACTGACGCAACATACACCGACAGCACAGGTACTCGCGTGGCACTGACCAACCGCAACGGCGTGATCATGACCAGCTACGTGCTGATCAATGGCACACCTGTGGGTGGGGCTACTGTTGGTGGTACGTTTGTTCCCGGCTTTGTGCCACTTGTCATGTCTCGCACCTTAACCGTGCTGCCAGCCGACACCATTCGCATGGTGGTCAACTCCTACGGTTACAAACCCCAAGTCATCAACTGCACTGGCGCAGACCTTGATGCTTTCACCGTGACGCTGGAGATTGAAAGCGGCGTGGATGTTTCGAGTGTCAGCACAATTACCCGCGATGCAGTGGCAGCAACTCTTGGGTTCATTCAAGCAAGTCCAACGCAGATTGATATCACAGTCAACCAGACACTGGTGGCGTATTTTCCCAAAGACTGCGTGGCGGGTGTTGCTTATGCGTTTGTGACCAAGGGCTATTTGGCTTTTGCAGCCATGGCGCAAGCCAACAACGCCAACATTTACTCTCTGAGCAACGGACAGATGGTGACGTATTTCCCCGGCTTCAAACTGCGCATGAACGATACCGATTCTGGCAGCGCAGCCATCGTGCCTACGGCCACGGGGTACAGCATCCCGCTGGTGGCTTACTACTTTGACCAAGCAACCAGCACAGCTTACCCTGTCACGATCTTGAACGCCTCCAACGCAAAGATCGAGACAGCACCCTGGACACAGGCCACGGCCACTCTGAGCGAACAGGATAAGAACAGCATTGCGGCCAAGGTAGACGCATCGACCGTGTTGGCAAAAGAGGCGACCGTAGCAACACGCGCAAGTCAGGCCAGCGTTACGGCATTGGGCACACCTTTGCAAGCAAGCAGCTACACAGCCCCTGATAACGCTGGAATCACAGCAATCAAAGCCAAGACCGACACCCTGGTGAATGGCCCGACACTGGTGCAAATTGAAGGGTCAACCATTCTTGCAAAAGAATCCACACTTGCAGGCAAGGCTTCACAAGCATCGGTGACAGCCTTGGGCACTCCAATGCAAGCTGGTGAGGTGGTTGATGCCAACCTGGTCAAAGTGAATGACATATTCGTGGACGGAACTGGAACGAAAGCAGATCCTTGGGGGCCAGTCTAAATGCAAACTTGGGACGCTTGGGGCGGTGCGTGGGGTTACTCATGGGGCTTCGCATGGGGCTTTGCCGAACAAGAAGAACAAACAGGCGGTGGCGGCAACCCGAGAAAACAAAGGAAGTTTAGAGGTTGGGCTAATGAACGTGCAGCATTTGAGCAATCGCTCACATTGCGCCAGGCTCAAACCGTTTTGCGTGAAGTCAAGAAACCCGAAGCCGTCAAACTAGCTCAGAAAATCAACGCTTACGAAGTTGGTAACATTGATCTTGAATCGCTGAGAATTGAAAATGCTCAACTGCAAGCAAGACTTCAAGTTAAACAAGAATACCAAGCGGAAATGCAGGCAGCCCAACAAGCTATTCAGACATACATTGAAG